TCTGGAGAGAGAGTGGTGCAGCAATGGTTCCACTACTCAGGTTGATAACCGTAAGTTCCGTGTGCGTGGCTACAGTCGTGATGCTGTGGTTGAGCAGTTCGCAGAGTTTGCGGGTATCGCCAAGCAGCAGATCAAACCTATGTTCGATGGGTTCATCCATCTCCGCGACGAGAAGGTTAACGATGTAAGAGGCGTTATCCTCAGGATTTGTCAGGAGAATGGGGTTCCGACGAAAGTTTTCAATCGCATCATGGAGTATTGGAGCGGGGAAGGGTTTAGGACCACTTTCCCGAATCCAGATAGCATTCTGAACAATCCGACAATGTATCATGTTGTCAATCTGTTCACGTATGTTGGGTCACATTGTCCCGATCTATCTCCAGAGCATAAGGAGTTGCTGATTGCTATCGGTGGCAATAATGCTTTAACGCATCATGACCGTTGCAACTCATGCGGGACGCGTGTCTGACGTACAGCCTGAAGTGTTAGTCGAAAGGGCTGCTCAGTCATCTTCGGATGAAAGAAATGAGCGTCTTTTATGGCTGTACAGTATGAACGAGTATCTCGGTACAAGGGGCACTAACGCTGAAGTTGAGTCTGCTATGAAAAAGTTTTCTATGGCTCAATGGGACGGCAACCCTAGTAAGGATGACTTTACTAAGATGTTTCATATTGCGATTGCATCATTACGTAAGTCTGTTGAGACAAAACTCATACAGCCCTTAGAAAAGACTTTGGACAAAGAACAGGAACGTCGAATTCAATTGAAACGAGAGGCTGCTTCTTCAAAAAGAAAGTCTGGTAGAAAGGCTAAAGATTGAAGTATCAGATAATCTATGTCGATCCGCCGTGGGATTACCAAGGCCAGCGTCAACACGCTGGAGAAGGGAAGAACGACACTGGCGGAGCGATATCGCATTATGCTACAATGAAACTGGACGAACTCAAAGCTTTGGATTTGTCTGTAATAGCAGATCCCAAGGAGTGTTTATTGTTTATGTGGTCAAGCAGCCCCCATTTGCCTCAGGCATTAGATGTCATGATGGCGTGGGGGTTTGCTTGGGCCACGATGGGATTTGTGTGGGATAAGTGTAAAGTCAACCCAGGATATTATACTATGAGTCAGGTTGAGTTGTGTCTCATAGGTAAAATGGGAAGGATCCCCAAGCCTCGAGGGGCTAGAAATATACGTCAGTTGGTAAGAGAAGAACGGGGACTACATAGTGCGAAGCCAGCAGAGGTAAGGAAAAGAATAGAGCAGATGTTTCCTACACAAAAGAAGATTGAATTGTTCGCGAGAGACACCACGCCTGGATGGGATGTTTGGGGAGATGGTGTCGGAAAAACAGAATGGATATTTTAAATGAAAGATGAATGGTTAAGCATGTATTGGGGAATTGCGATACAGATTTCGGCATTTGCTGTATTGTGGGCTTTGTTTATATAAATGTACTCAATTTGGAGGAATATTTAGATGACATTTAATCCTGAAGATCCTGAAGATTCTGAAGAGACTGAATTTGACGGTGATGCAGAGTTGTACTGGAGGGAAGAGATGATGGGTGAACGTCCTATGCTCAACCCTATTGGCGACCCCTACCATCCCGGTGGTCTGTAAGGTATGGTATAATATAGCATGACAGATATCATGGTTGAAGACGAATCTAACACCCAGTTGACCCTAATTGACAAATTGGAGTTGGTAGATCAGGTCGGGCAATATCACATCAAGGGGTACAATGTCACAGAGATAGCGTCCTTGTTGGACCTAGAGCGTGGCGATATTCGTACCTATATTGAAGAATTCAAATTGATCTTGCATCGTCAAGCGGAATCTGATCCATATTTTTTAGAACGTGTTCAGTTAAACACTATTAAAGCTCTTAGCGAATTTGATGAGATCGGTAAGGAATCATGGGAGACTGTGACTATTGCTACGGATCACGGAATGGTCAGCGCCAGAATCCAGGCTTTGAAATTATGTGCTGAAGTAGCACATAAGAAGGCTCAGTTGCATCAGTTGATGAATAATAACCAGACTGATGTTGAGTATGTAGCACGAATGCAGAGAGCTGAATCTGTCAACAATTTGTTGTCAAAGATCATTCGTGATGTAATATCGCAGTATCCAGAGATTAGAGATAAAGTGCAAAGGGATCTGGCGGATGCATTTGAGATTTTGGATCAAAATATAATCGACGCAGAAGCCTCGTCCGTATTTGAGGCATCAAATAATATAGTTGACGCGCCTATACCCGTGGAAGAGCTATCCGGTAATGATTCCGTTCAAGAGGGAGTATAGCAGACCATGACCGATTACATGGGACTAAATCTTGAATTAGATGATTTCAGTAAGTTGCTGAATCAAGATGAGTTAGTTGAAGAGCCTGTCCCGTTGGAAGTGTTTGTTCAGGATAAAAAGTATTTGAATCTTCCTGCGTTGTCTGAAATACAAACGGAGATCGTAAAGCAAAGTACGCAGATTCTGAAAGAAGAGACTTTGCAGAAGTTAATGGGAGTTCAAGAAGGAACTGACTATTACAATAAGTATACTCAGAATGAGGTTATATGTCAGTTAGGTAAGGGATCTGGTAAAGATCATTGTTCTAGAATATCGATGGCTAGAACGGTTTACCTATTGCATTGTCTAAGAGATCCCCTTATGTATTATGGTAAGGCTAATGGTGTATATGTTGATCTTCTAAATCTTGCTGTTAACGCTCAGCAAGCACAGAGAGTTTTCTTCGAGCCTTTAAAAAATCTTTTGTTGGGCAGCCCCTGGTTTAATGACCAAGGGTTTGAACCCAGAGTAAGTGAAATCTTCTTCTTTTCCAGACCAGTAAGATGTTTCTCTGGTCACTCTGAATCTGAGGGTTGGGAAGGTTATGAGGTTATGACTGTTGTTTTGGATGAGATTTCAGCTTTCAAAACCGATTCAGAATTGAAGGGGGAGATTAGAAATAAAGGCTCAGCGTCTGCAATCTATAATATGAGTAAGTTATCTGTGATGTCTAGATTCCCAGAGGTTGGAAAGGTTATCCTTCTGTCGTTCCCCAGGTATAAGGGTGACTTCATTCAGCAGAGATACGAAGGGGCAATAGAAAAGAATGAACCTAAAACTTGGTGTATTAAAGCATCAACGTGGGACGTTAATCCAACTATTGAAAGACACCAATTGGAATCGGAATATATTCGTAATCCTGTTGAGGCTGCTGCAAGGTTTGAATGTGAACCTCCACATATGGAGGACGCATACTTTAGAGATGCAGAGCGTGTAAGGAAAGCGTTTATGTATCATGATGATCCAATAGATGAAGACGGCGTATTTAAGAAATGGTTTAATGGTGAAGATAGCAAGTTGAGATACATGCATGTTGACCTTGGACTTAAGCGAGATAGGGCGGCACTGTCTATGGTTCATGGTGCAGGATTTACTGAAATCAAAACTTCTATGGGAACTGAATTGCTGCCAATAATAAATGTTGACTTGATTCACTACTGGGAAGCTGTTCCTGGAAAGGAAATCAATTTTGCTGCTGTAAGGCAAATGATTCTAGATCTGAATAGGAAGTTTGAACTAGTATCTGTTACGTTTGATCAATGGCAGTCTGTAGATATGATCCAGACATTAAGAGGTCTTGGTGTTAATGCTGATCTACATGGTGTAAAAAAGACAGACTACGATACGTTAATGACTGCTATCTATGACAATAGATTACGTGGATACTGGAGCGAGTTGTTAGTCGAGGATGAACTGTTGAAATTAAAGTTACTAAATAATACTAAAATTGATCACCCGACCAAAGGGACTAAGGATTTAGCTGACTCATTGGCTGGAGCAGTATTTGCTTGTGCAAAAAATATTAACATGGATACAGAAATTGAAATTGAGATAGTCAATACTGGCCCTGGTATTCATGAAAAATATGAGCATGAAAAAGAGATGAGTGAAGTCCTAATGATGGATGAAAATAGTTTGGCATGGGAGTCTACAAACTCTACAGTAAAAACTATGCCAAGTGAACTCCAAGAATGGTTTGGACATGTCTAAATGATTCCTCGAAAAATACATACTCAATTTTACTAAATCATTAAGTCAAATCCCGAGGGTTTGTAACATTACAAAATCCGGGTCTGGCTGATAGAAAATGGTCGAGGGTATTTCCAGGATAGGATCCAGGCTGAAGCTCAGTCATTACAGAGATTTTAGTTTGGTCCGCGAATGAGAATAGTTGGTGTGGTAGGGTGTTTATTGATGGTCAAGGGCCGCGGCCCCGATCATTCAGTAATATCCATTGGATAAAGAAAAGAGAAAAAGATGAGTATCATAAAGGTTGACGCTCTGCCTGAGATTACTAGGCAGAGTGCTGCAAGTGGGCTTATCCTTGAGATTAGGGAAGCCCTTGAGGAATCTCTTGATAATGGTCAGGCTTTTAAGATTGATGACCTGTTTGAGGATAAAGATTTCCATAACATGCAGCAGAGGGTTCGGACTCAGGCAAGGAAACTGGGAATGAATGCCTCTGTGCGTAGGGCAAAAGATGAGAATGCCCTTTACTTTATTGCTATTGATGAGGATCTGAAGAAGTCAGCAAAGACGCTGGCCTCTGATGAATTGGATGCTTCTGAATAGTTGTAATTAAATAACTGAGAGTTCGACAAGAGAGGGGCACCCTTAGGGGTGCCTCTCTTTTGTTGTTTATTATCCACAAAATGGTATGGAGTTAGGATAAAATGTGGTGTCAGATGAAAAATCAGTAAGACAGTCATGTCCCAGATGTTTGGGGCAAATAGAAGGTTACCCTGCGGTTAGTAGAACAGATAACGCAACAGAGATTTGTTCACCATGTGGTCAGACAGAAGCTATGGAAGACTTCATGTATGAAGTTGTGAAGACGCAGGATATGTGGCCTACTTATGAAGGTTTTGCGAAGAAGTCATATTGGAATAAAATGAATAAACTGTCAGGTTTGATAACTGACTTAACTAAGAAAGATAGTGGTGAAAATGAGTGATATAGTGTCTATTGAT